GTTCAATGGCGACAACTAAGCAGATTAAAGCTGCTTCTATCCTCAACAACGCTTTCACTACCTCTATCGGCGGTGACGGCAAGCCTCTCTGTGCGACAGATCACCCCACTTTAGGTGGACCTGATCTTGCAAACGAGTTGGCTGTTGCGGCAGACCTTAGCGAGGCTTCTCTTGAGCAGGCTCTTATCGACATCGCAGCGTTCACTGACGAGCGCGGCCTGAAGATTGCTGTTCAAGGTACTAAGCTGATTATTCCTAAGGAGCTTCAGTTCACAGCAGACCGCATCATGAAGTCTACTCTTCGTGTCGGCACTGCTGATAACGACATCAACGCCGTGCGTAACATGGGTATGGTTCCACAGGGCTACAAGGTAAACCATTACCTCACAGACCCTGATGCGTTCTTTATCATGACTGACGCGCCTAACGGCATGAAGATGTTTAACCGTGTAGGGATCAAAACTGGTTTTGAAGGCGACTTCGACACTGGCAATGTTCGTTACAAGGCTCGTGAGCGCTACAGCTTTGGCTTCAGCGACCCACGTGGCATCTTCGGATCGCCGGGCACTCCATAACGGAGTGGTAGGAACTAGAAAGGGGGCTTCGGCCCCCTTTCTTTTGTTTCGGATTTAGTGTTAGATTTAAATTGCAGTATCCCTTGAGAAGTTGGCCCGTCCCCACAGACGGGCCTTTTTTATTTGTGCGTTACGCAAATAAGTGTTATATAATCCAATATACCGGACTCATTCGGTGTATCTGACAGTTCCGGCTGACGACATGCAGACAGATGCACCCCAAATTAACTCGCATGTGAGGTTCTCCTAATGGCTACAACTACTTTTTCAGGCCCTATTAAAGCCGGAACTATCAAAGACACTATAGGCACTACAGTTGGCACAAACGTCGCCAATACTGGTTTTGTAACAATGGCTCAGTCTATTATCGTAGATATTACAGGCGCCAGTGCTTTAAACCAAAGAGTTGCCATAGTCCCTGCAAACTCTCAAATAATTGACGTTATCTTAAACGTCACCACTGCTAATACTGACACGGGTGCGGCTACCGTATCGGTAGGCACCGCCGCAGATGCCGATGCTTTCCTAGCCACGATAGATGTCAAAGCTTTAGCTACGACCCACGGCACCTTGGACACCGAAGCCACTAATGTTGGCACTACTGACCTAGAGGTTCTTGCGGATTTCACCGGGGCTAATGGTGATGGCACGGGCGCCGGAACGGTTACTGTTATGTATCTCCAAAACAACAACCTATCCTAAGTTTCTCATTTAATAGGAGTAACTTATGAGCGCAAGCAATATTGAGCTAGTAACCAAAATACCTGTGGGCGGAAACGCTATCAGTGTGGCAGGTATATCTGGTCGAACTCGTCTATACGGCATTTACTACACCTGTACTGCTACCGCTTCTTCTTTTGAAATTAGAAACGGTGCTGCGGACACGGCAACCTCTTTGATCACTATTCATACCCCTGCAGCGGCCGGACAGTATGAGATAGATATCCCAGACGGCGGAGCCTTGTTTGATTCAGGTGCTTTTATTGACGCAACCGATATCCAGATAACCAGTGTGACCTTGGTATACGCGGGCGGAGTGGCGGCCTAATGGCCTCCACGAAGTCAGTTAAACGCACGCCCTCTGGGCGTGTAGCTTATCGAGGCGAGACTTTTTCAGGTTACAACAAGCCTAAAAGAACCTCAGGAGGCAGCAAGAAGTTCGCTGTCTTAGCCAAGAAAGGCGACGACGTAAAACTGGTTAGGTTTGGCGATCCGAATATGACGATCAAAAAATCTATACCAGAGCGGCGAGCTAGTTTTAGAGCGCGCCACAACTGCGACACTGCAAAAGATAAATTTTCGGCACGATACTGGAGCTGTAAAAAATGGTAGCTAAAAAAGGTTTATATGCGAATATCGCGGCCAAAAAAGCGCGTATTGCAGCGGGTTCAGGCGAGAAAATGCGGAAGGTCGGCAGTAAAGGGGCACCTACTGCAGGCGCTTTTAAGCAAGCCGCTAAAACTGCCAAGCCCGTAGCCAAGAAGGATGGGGGAATAGTCAAGAAGGGCTTACACCGCATGCCTGATGGCACGATCATGAAAAATTCGGCTCATAAGGGCCGTACAACCAAACGAGGTAAGTAACATGGCCGGACGTGGAATGGGTGCCGCTACCAGAGGCGGAGGATGCGTAGGAACAGGTCCTAGAAATAAAGTGGAATCTAAGCCTAGCCGTAAGGTGGGCGACCCCGTCATGATGAACAAAGGGGGCATGGCAAACAGTAAGAAAGGCTTCCCTGACATGAACAAAGACGGCAAAGTGACTCAAGCTGACGTTCTTATGGGCCGTGGTGTCAAAAAGAAAATGCGCGGCGGGGTGATGTATAAGTAATGGCTACTTCAGGAACAACAGACTTTAATTTATCGATTGACGACCTCGTAGAAGAGGCGTTCGAGCGTTGTGGCATGCAGATGACTGCAGGCTATCAGCTAAACTCGGCTCGTCGGTCCTTAAATTTGTTGTTTTTGGACTGGGCAAACAGAGGCTTAAACCTTTGGACCATTGAGCAAGCTACTAAAGCACTGGTTCAAGGGGACTCTGTGGTTGACCTGCCCACGGACACGGTAAACGTGTTGACTGCGGTTATTCGTCAAACCACTAATGGTCAGCAGCAAGACATAAGCATAGAGCGTATTGGCCGAGAGGAATACCTTAACGTGCCAAATAAGCTTACGCAGGCAAGGCCGTCTCAGATATACATCGAGCGCACAAGTGCTCCCAAGGCGTACCTGTATCCTGCTGCAGACAAGGCGTATACGTTGGTTTATTACCGCATACGCCGCATGGACGATGCCGGAACTTACACCAATACATCGGATGTAAATTTCAGGTTTCTCCCTTGTTTAGCTTCAGGCCTCGCCTATATGCTGTCTTTAAAATACTCCCCAGATAGGACCGCCGCCTTGCAGCAAATGTACGAGCAAGATTTTACTCGAGCGGCACAGGAAGATAGAGATACGGCCAGTACTCGTATATTGCCTGACGTAGGGTCCTAGAGATGTCTCAGGCTTCAGGGAAATTTTCTTATGGCCTCTGCGATTACTGCGGGCAGCGTTATCCTTATCAGACCCTGAGGAAAAATTGGAAGGGGTTTATGGTGTGCCCTGAGGACTATGAGCCAAAAGAGCCTCAGTTGACCCCGTTAAACCATAGAGGCGATGCGATTGCTCTTGAGAATCCTCGTCCAGACAGAACAGAGCCGCTGAGCGTGTTTGTAAATAACGCGGGTGGCGATACGCCTTTTGAGACAGTGCCGAGTTCTATGCAGCCTGCCCCCGCTGCGATTGCAGTTGAAGGCGTAGGTACACTTGGAACAGTTACGGTGGTAATTACATGACCTATGATGAGTTAGTAACAAACATTCGTAATTACACCGAGGTTGACTCAAACGTCTTTCCTAATTCGGTGATAGACACGTTTATTACGATGGCCGAAAACAGAATCCTCCGTGATATTGACTTGGATGTGTTTAAGCTAGAAGCCACTGCCAACATGACCGCAGGCAATCGTTTCCTAGTGGCGCCTAGCGACATCCTTACCCACCGTTACATCATGGCAACATTGAATGGGGACCAGACTTTTTTAGAGTTTAGGGACACGTCCTTCATGAAGGAGTACTGGCCTGATTCTACGGTAACGGGAACACCCAAATACTATTCTGTATGGAACCAGAACACGTTCTATATTGCGCCGACACCCGACGCTAATTACGAAGTTCAGTTAGGATACATATATAAGCCGCAACAGTTGTCGTCTACAAATACGACAACGTGGGTGAGCACTGACGCCCCCGAAGCGCTTTTATATGCGTGCCTTATTCAGGCATACAGTTACACCAAAGGTCCGCTCGAAATGCTGAAATATTTTGAAGACAGCTATAAGCAGGCAATACAAGGTCTCGGCATCGAGCAGCAAGGTCGCCGCCGTCGTGACGAGTTTAGAGATGGCATGATCAGGTTGCCTATCAAATCGGAATCACCCGGCCCGTAATTTTTTAAGAGGAAAGAAAAATGGCTATTACACAAGCTATGGCAACATCATTCAAAGTTCAAATCCTTGGTGGAGACTTTGATTTCAGCAGCGGTACAGCACAGACGTTCAAGATTGCTTTGTTTACTTCAGCAGCTACGTTGGATGCGACTACTACTGCGTATTCTGCGACTAATGAAGCTTCTGGTACAGGGTACGTAGCAGGTGGTAACACTCTGACTATTTCTGCAAACCCCGCGTCTAGTGGCACCACAGCGTTTTTGGACTTTGCGGATACTACATGGTCTACAGCGACTATTACAGCTCGTGGCGCTTTGATCTACTTGGCTAACGGCGGCACTAACCCCGCTGTTGCAGTTCTGGACTTCGGTTCGGATAAGACCTCTACTGCGGGCGACTTTACTATTGTCTTCCCTGCTGCTGACGCTAGCAACGCTATTATCCGTATTGCTTAATAGGGGCGCTAAATGGCCTCTTCGACGGATTACATAGGGTGGGGATCAGGTCCTTGGGGCCGAGATAACTGGGGTTCTAGCACCACTACTATTTATGTAGACGGTGTTTCTGGAACTTCGGCGCTCGGCAGTGAGGCTGTGTCCGCAGGTGCTATTGTATCTGTTACGGGTGTTGCGGCTACGGGGGCTGTAGGTTCTGTAGCTATTGCGATAGGGCAGACTGTCCAAGTTACGGGCCTTACAGCTACTGGAGCGTTAGGAACTTCTACGGTTGAAGCAGATGCTAACGTAAGCGTAACCGGTGTTGAAGCTACTTCTGTATTAGGCAACATTGCAGTTGAAGCAGACGGTGCGGTAAATGCACTAGGCAACGCGGCCACCGGCGAAATTGGTTCTGTAATAGTCAGTATTGGTAGAATCGTAGATGTTACCGGTGTTGAAGCAACCGGGGTTGTAGGTACTGTCGATGTCGAAGAGAGTGTTTTATTTGCGGTTTCTGGTGTTGAAGCTACCACTGCCCTTGGCGAAGAAAGTGTTATAGCTAAGGCAACGGCTAGCCCTAACGGTGTTGAAGGTACGGCTCAAGTAGGTACGGTAGCCTTAATAACTAACAACACGATCAACGTGACCGGCCTTCAAGGAACTACAGCTCTAGGCACAGCAACGGCACAGGCTAATGCAGACGTAAGTGTTACTGGCGTACAGGGTACTACAGCCCTAGGCGAAACAACAGAAACAGGCACGGCTACGGTATACGCCATTGGCGTACAGGGCACGGGTGACGTAGGAAATGTACTGGTTTGGAGTAGAATAGTGCCAGATCCGGGAACTACTTGGACACGAATTGCGGCATAGGAGAAGACATGAAGACAGTAAACGAAGCGGTAGACTTAGGTGATACAATAGACCCTAAGCATGAAGTAGAAATCGTGTGTGGTAATTGCGGTTACGATTTGGACGAAACGGAACTAACAGCGGATACTTGTTCAGATTGCGGGGAAGCCCTAAACTTACGGCAGCACACAAAAATTTATGCGACAAGCATCCCTGCTGCCGGTGGCAGTACACTAGTATAAGTACTGGAGAAACCTAATGGCTACTTATGTAAATAACTTACGGCTCAAAGAAATCGCCACGGGCGATGAAAGTGGCACTTGGGGCACCAGTACCAACACTAACCTTGAGCTGATTACCGACGGTTTTAGCTATGGCACGAAGCAGATGGCGGCTGACGCCAACGAAACCTTCACGATGCCGGACGCTACAGCAGACGCGACTCGCGGGTTTTACCTAAAGATTACTTCGGCGGGTGCTCTTACGGCTACTCGTGAGGTAACACTCGGTCCGAACACTGTATCTAAGGTGTGGATGATCGAGAACGCTACTTCAGGCAGCCAGATTATTACGATCAAGCAAGGCTCGGGCGCTACGGTTAACGTCGCTAATGGCTCTAAAGTCATGGTCGTCACAGACGGTGCGGGTGCAGGCGCTGCGGTCCTTAATGCCAATCCAACAGAAGTGGGCGGTACGGTAACAAGTGTAGCTGTTTCTGGCGGCACCACAGGTCTTACTACTTCAGGCGGCCCTGTAACTACTTCTGGTACAATTACTCTTGCGGGTACTCTCGCTGTCGCTAACGGCGGTACGGGTGTAACTTCATCTACAGGTACTGGCTCGGTTGTTCTGTCTACTAACCCAACTTTTGCGGGTCTTACGACTACTGCGGATATGAGTTTTGGGGATAACGACAAGGCCATCTTTGGTGCTAGTAATGACCTACAGCTTTATCATGATGGTAGTAATAGTTACATTGACGACGCCGGTGCAGGTTCGCTACTTATTCGTGGCACAAACTTGCAGCTACGCAGCTACACCACTAATGAAAACTTCCTTACAGGCACTGAAAATGGTGCAGTTAGCTTATACTATGACGGCACAATCAAAGCAGCCACAATTTCCACCGGCCTAGACGTAACAGGCACAGTGCGATCCGACAGCCTCTCCGATGGCGGTGGTGTAGGTAAGATCAACTACGATTCTAGCTCGTTCTTCTCTGGCGCTTTCTCTGACGAAGTAACTGCTTTAGGTAATACTGGAACAGCGGTAACGATTGACTGTGACGATGGTAACGTATTTACTGCGACCCTAACTGGTAATGCCACTATTACTTTGGCTACACCTAACAGCACCGCTAATAGAGCAACTTCGTTTACATTGGTTCTTACTAACGACGCTACGGCAAGTCGAACAGTTGCTTTTGCGGGGGGAACCTTTAAGTATCCGGGCGGTTCAGTTAGCCGCACTACCGATGCTAATGCTACAGACATTTGGTTCTTCTTTTCTCCAGACAACGGAACAAATTGGTATGTAAGCATACCCATGAAAAACTTATCATCTTAATTTAAGACAGCCTAGGAGGCTACTAAAATGGCACTAACAGCAGAACAACAAGCAGAAGTAGATTTACAAGAAGCTATGCGCTCAGGCGACAGAGAGCAAGAAGCAAAGCGAGTTAAGCTTGAAGCTCTTCGTATGGCTAAAGAGATTGTGGTAGAAAACCGTCGCACGCAAAGCGCGGCTGAAGCTACTGATATAACCGCCGAGTCGATACAAGCTATTGCAGACAGCCTAACCACTTACGTTAACTCGTAGTATGGAAGCTTACGCTTACTTTTCTTCCCCCATATACCGCGAAGAGCGCCCAGAGTGGGTAGAAGAAACGCTAAAGCATACGCAGAAATACTACGACGAAACGCAGTCGGGAGTGGTTAAACATACTAGACCTATGGCAAATGACTCTGACCTTGAGTACTTAGCGTCTTACTTTCGGGATAAGGGTGTTAGTATTTTAAAGGATCAGGGGTATTTAACAGACGAGTACGAGTTTTACGTTTCTGAGATGTGGGGTCAGGAGTTTGCTTGCACGGGCAGTAACATTATGCATGTTCATGGGGATAGCCAAATATCTGGTTTTTACTTTATGGAAGTCCCAGAAGACGGTTCCTACCCTATATTTGACGACCCGAGACCGGGCAAACGCATGGCAGACCTGTGGACATCGCCTAGCGACGAAGTAACAATGGCAACACCGCAGGTACACTTTAACAACGTGCAGGCGGGTACAATGATGTTATTTAACTCGTGGCTACCGCACATGATTACACCAAACCAATCTAATAACCCGACAAAATTTGTGCATTTTATTTTGTCGCAAAGAAAAAGGTTTATTTAATGCAGCATTTGCTGACGCCGTATTCAAGGGCAATAAAGCCGTTTGCTTGGTGGGAAGGTGCGTTTACCGAAGAACAGCTAGATTGGTTACAGCAAAAAGCTAAAGAAGCCACAAAAGAGGCCGCAGTTGGCGGGGGCGGTAGTGGAGAAGTTAACGACCAAATAAGAAGTTCTGAGATTAACTGGCTACATAAAGATATAGAATGTGAGTGGATATTTGGAAAGTTAAGTCACATTGTTTCTAGTTTAAATGCAGATTATTTTGGGTTTGATCTGACTGGGTTTGGAGACGCTTTGCAACTTACAAACTACCACGAAGCTAGACAAGGACACTATAAATGGCACCAAGATTTTGGTTCGTCTGGGGTTTCGAGAAAGCTTTCTTTGGTTTTACAGCTATCCGATCCTAATGATTACGAAGGTGGAGAACTCCAACTACTAACTACAGGACAGCCCACTTCGATTCATAAAAAAAGAGGGCTTATCACAGTGTTTCCTGCTTGGACATTGCATCAGGTGACTCCCGTAATTAAGGGAACAAGGCAAACACTAGTTACGTGGATTTCGGGACCTGCTTTTAAATGAACTCAGAATATAAAGATTTTATTGGTGTATTTTCTGAAGTTTACCCTGACGGGTTTTGCGAGCATTTAATAGCTGAGTTTGAGCGCAATCAAAATTTAGGGGTGGGAGTTAATAGACAAAAAGGCGAAGGCGCGGTTAAACACGTCAAGAACGACTATCAAATTTGTTCTAACGGGAAAAATGTAAACTTTGATGGGTTTAACGGACAGCCCACTATAGATATGTTTTTTAACGGCCTTCAGGAATGTTTTAAAGAATATACAAACGAGTTCTCGTGCCTACAAAACATAGACATAAGGTGCAACAACATGAAAATGCAAAAGACCTCTACCGGAGGCGGCTATCATGTTTGGCATGGTGAACAAGGTAACGGAGAGCAAGCAAATAGGGGTTTAGTTTATATGCTTTATCTTAGTACACTACCTCCAGAAGCTAACGGCGAGACAGAGTTTTTATATCAACAGAGACGAATAAATCCTGTTGGAAATACTATGGTATTGTGGCCCGCCGCGTTCACCCACGCACATAGGGGTAACCCCGTTTACGGCGACCACACTAAATATATTGTTACAGGGTGGTTTTACCACGAGTGAGTAGATTATGCCTATAGGTACTAGTAAAGCAGGCTTGTTAGGTGCGGGCGTAGTCCCCGGCGGCAGCCAAGTATTCAACTCTTCGGGAACTTTTGTTGTCCCTGCGGGGGTTACTTTAGTTAGTGCTTCGGGTTTGGGCACCGCAGGTAATTCCGGAAACGCAGGTAGTGCGGGCGGCTTAGGCGCAGGGGGTTCTGGAGGTGCGGGAGGTAACGCAGGAAACTCCGGCCTACCAAGTTCGTATCGAGCATCTGCTTCGTCTAATCCGGGCGGATCAGGAGGTTCCGGAGGGGGAAGTGGACCTTCCGGTAATCCGGGTAATGCCGGTACAGCTTCGTCTGCGTTTTGTTTGAATTTCCCCGGAGGAACTGCGGGAACTGGCGGAAACGGTGGGGCAGCCGGAGCCAGTGGTAATTCCGGAACTGCGGGAACTCCAGACAACAGCGCCATTGCCGTCCCGTGTAACTTCCCTACTCCGACTCTACAAACCATTTCAAGCGGTGGCGGTGGCGGCACTACGGGTGGCGGCGGTGGCGCGAGTGCAAGAGCGCGCACCATCCCGTGTCCTTGTACGAACATTAGGTCAATATATATATTAGGCGGTGGTGGCGGCGGTGGGTCCGGAGACACAAACAGCGGCAGTACCGCTTCAAGCGGTTTTGCTGCGGGACTATTTCAACAAACAGCGCCGGGAGGCACCGCAGGTGGTGGAAGGGGTGCCAGACCAAGCTATAGCTACGGGCAAACGCCCGGTGGAGGTAGTACTGGTTTAAGCAGGGCGGGAATACCCGGCGACGCAGGTGCAAGCGCCTCATCTCCGGGAGCGGGCGGTGGCGGTGGCGGTGGGGGGTCGATGATTTACGGCCTTCAGTCTACTAATGTTCAAGCTACTGCGGGAAGCGGTGCCGGTGGTGGGGGCCGTGGGAGTGCAGGTAATCCGGGTAATCCCGGCAATGCCGGGGCCCCTTCAAACCCTACAGTTCACAATTGCGTTAGCGTAGTTTCAGGAGCTTCGTACCCAGTAACGGCTAACGCCCCCGTAACTATTTCATGGGACCCACAATAAGTATGAACCAAGAAGACCTTGATAGTGCGATGAAAGAGCATCATTTAAAGCAACAAATACGCTCTTTAGAGGCTAATAAAAATAGAGCGCAGTCCGTCAGTATTGGTATGTCGGGTTCTGGCACGACAGAAATAACTATGCGGGGAGAAGACGGCACGTTTTTGTGGAATATATATCAACCCGTTCAAGTAACAGAATTTATACATCAACTAGCCGCTAGTATAGGTTGCCACATACACATTCAACCTAGAAAAGATTTTGGTAGTTGGAGAGAATGGAACGAACCTACGGAGCAAGAGCAGTTACACTTAAATGGTTTTCCTCCTTTTGCCCAACAAAGCGTAGGACATGAAAAAATAGGTTTGATACCCCAAAATGCTCCGCAAACTAAGGAGAAAGAGAATGTGGCAACTAAAAAGGCTGTCAACAAACGAAGCACTAAGCGAAGCAGGACCGCTTCCAAATAACTGGGGTCCTATATTTGGCTTGCATGGGTTCCAAGAAAAACTTGGTGACTTGTCGTGGCTAGGTCCTTCCTATGCGGATAAGGGGTGGGTAGAGCTAACTCAAGAAGAGCAGGAAGCCCTAGAGACTGCCGCCGTCACAGCCAAAGTCCAATCATTGAAGACTGAGACGGAAGAAAGGCTAACAACCCCAGACCTTACGGTAGAGCTTAAAATAGCTTTGAATGAATATCTATTAGCCCTTGATAGTGTTTGTTTGTGCCCAGACTTTAGTTGCGACCCAAAGTTTCCGGTGAAGCCTTAGTTTATGGAGATTAGTGGATATAGAGTTAAGAATCTATCTTACATAACCATAGACAACTTTTTTACTGCCGAAGAATTAAAAACAGTTACCCAAGAAATAAAAGACCTAAAAAGATTTAGTCTCTCTGCCGAAAAAACTGGCACGGCAATAAACGAAGTCAACAATTTAAAGAAAACAGGCACGGGATTATTTTTAGACGGCCTTTACTCCGAAAACCGAGACGCGTCGGACATACTTAAAGCAAACAGGAAATTGTTTGCCCCAGAGATACAAGACTACGCGACTGAATTTGATATTATTTTTGAGTATATGAGGGAGTCCAACCAAGACACTACCCTACTAAATTACTACGCCGAAGGGCAAAGCTACGCCCCTCATAAAGACCAAGCAAGGATATCATCGGTTTTATTTTTACGAGCCGGAGAGTTTACAGGAGGAGAGTTTTCTTTCCCTGAACAGGGAGTAACTATTGAGGCCGTGCATAATCGAGCGGTTGTCTTCCCCGGATGTGCGACTCATGCCGCCATGCCTTTATACGGGGCCGGAACAAGAGTTTCAATAGCCCAGTTTATAGATTATGTTGGAAAGTAAATGCCGCTTAAATACCGCATAAGGTTTAACAAAGCTCGTGGACAATCGGGCAGGGGTACGGAAGAGCACGTCTGGCGTGTGCTACAAGACGATACAGAGTGGTTAGCTAGACATGTTATCATTGAAGTGCCTTCTCGAAGCGAGCAGGAAGGGCCAGATTGGAATATGGTGTGCGAAGGCACTATGCTATTTTTTGAAGACACCGATACTGTAGTAATACAGTGACTTAAAAGTAGAGTAGAATTAAATGATTGAAATCGGACTAGCACTAGGGGCGGCTAAGAAAGCCTTTGACCTCATACAGTCTGCAATCGACACAGGTAAGCAGGCCAATGAAATTCTGGGACAAGTTGGCGATTTTTACGACGCCAAAGAGAAAGTCCAAGAAGCGAAAGAAGAGCACAGGCGAAAGCCAAACGGGGCCTACGGCGAACAGTCCGTAGAGTCCTACGCTCT